TATTGATGATGAATCTCTTAAAGTTGACACCGGGCATCTTAACGTTGATGCAGTATATCAAACACCAGAAGCTAATGGTTATATAGAAGGATATTTAACTGCTGATGGCTTGCCAGCAAATGGTGAAACATATTCGTTTGGCACATCATGGCCAAGCACACCAATTGAAGGCATGTTCTTCTTACGCACAGATTACACACCAAACAGATTGTTTAGATATGATGGCAGACGTTTTGTTAAAATAGAAGATGATGTAAGAGTAACTATGACACAAACTGATACTCGTAATACAAGCAAAACAACATTTATTAATAATAGTAATACAACTACAAGTGCATCAGATGGGTCAACTACGACACCAGAACGTGTTGCACTTAGCAAATTGCTTAAACCACAGGCGGACAATTAATGCAACATTTTTATGATGCACAGATAAGAAGATACATTTTACAGTTTATTAGAATGATGTCTAATTTTACATATGTGACAGGACAAAATTCAAAAGGTGTATCAGAAACTTTGCAAGTGCCTGTAAAATATGGAGATATGAGCAGACAAGTTGCTCATATAATCAAAAAAGGTTCTGAAAATACATTGATACCTGCACCACAAGTTTCTGTGTATATTACTGGACTAGGGTATGATAGACCTAGAATGCAAAACCCATATCACATAGATAAAAAACATATTCGTGAAAGAGAATATGATACTTCAACAGAACAATATACAGGAGCACCAGGACAAGCACACACTATTGAAAGAATTATGCCTACACCTTTTCAAATTACATGGAAGGCTGATATTTTTTGCACAAATACCGATCAAAAATTACAAATACTTGAACAAATTCTTGTATTGTTTAATCCAGCTTTAGAATTACAAACTACAGATAATTTTTTAGACTGGACATCGTTAAGTTATGTAGAACTTACTGACGTTAATTTTACTTCACGTGTTATACCACAAGGTATTGCAGATGAACTTGATGTTGCATCGTTAACATTTACAACACCAATTTGGTTATCACCTCCAGCAAAACTTAAAAAACTTGGCGTAATAGAAAAAATTGTAATGAGCATTTACGATGAAGAAGCAGGCACAGTAGATGTGGATGGTATACTTGGAGAAAGTCTGATATCAAGACAAAATGTTACACCAGGACAGTATGGATTATTAGTATTGGGCAACAGGCTTACTTTGTTAGGAGCTTCTAGCACTACAGACCATTCACATGCAAGTCCTAGATCTAATAAAGCATTTGAATCACAATCACAGTATGGAACAAAAATACAATGGACTAAACTAGAAGCATTGTATTCAAAACAATTTACAGGCGGTATATCACAAATAAAATTACAACAAAGTGTCACTACAGTTAGTAATGAGAGCACAATTATTGAAGTTGAAGGCACAGTTGCTATTGATCCACAAGATGCAATGATCATGTTGTTTACAGTTGATTCTGATTCGGTACCAACTAATACATTAGATGCTGTTGATGCCGTTATTAATCCATTAACTTTTAATCCTAGCAATGCTACAGTTGGTACTAGGTATTTGCTTACTGAATCTATTGGTAATCCTATAAACTCAGAAAGTAAATCAACTTCTGATACAGATACTAGAGCTTCAGATGATACACCACCACCGTCCGCTGATACAGAACCAAACACAGCTTCAGCTTGGGGCAACACCATAGCAAATGTAAATGATATTGTACAATTAAATGCAGATGGTTTTTGGGATAGAAAGTTTGATGCTGATGCTAATACAGATTTGTCAGACTCAACTTTTGCTACACAACAATATGTGACCAATCTTACTAGTGGCATACAATACAAATGGATACCAGCTAACAGCATGTGGGTAAAATCATATGAGGGCTTTTACGAGCCAGGTACTTGGTCTATTACTTTTTAAAGCATAAAATATATGTATGAGTGAAATTATTTGTTCAGGATGCCTATTCTATTCTAAAGCAACCAAACGTTTTTTATTTTTAAATAGGAACATTAAACAAAAAGGCACATGGGGAATTGTTGGCGGTAAGTCATCAGATCGTGAAACACCATGGCAAGGATTACAAAGAGAAA